GCCCTCTTATCAATGCATTAAGCGCAATCAAAACTACTAATCTTACAATCGAACTTGTATTAGAAAATGCACAAATGGCTATCTCAGGCATTTATCAAATGGATGATGATGGTGTTATAAACACAGATACAATAAATCTTGTGCCGGGGACTATAATACCTAAAGCTCAAGGCTCACAAGGATTACAACCAATAAGACCTGCTGGTAGTTTTGATGTTGCTAATCTTGTTTTAGGTGATATGAGAAATAATATTAAACGTGCTTTATACAATGATATGCTTGGCGATCCAAACAAAACACCTGCATCTGCAACAGAAGTAGCTGAACGTATGGCTGATTTATCAAGACGCATTGGTTCCGCTTTTGGACGATTGCAAGCTGAAATGGTACAGCCTGTATTACAACGAGTTGTACATATATTAAAGAAACAAGGACGTATAGAAATACCTACTATCAATGGAAGAGAAGTTAAAATACGTTCTGTATCTCCATTAGCACAAGCGCAAGCCAACCAAGATATATCAAATGTATCACGTTATCTAGGTTTAGTTGGGCAAACATTTGGCCCAGAGTTGTTAAATTTACTTGTTTCATCTGAAGATACTGCTGTGTATCTTGCCAAAAAGTTTGGTGTGCCTGATTCTTTGATAAGAGATGATGCTCAAAGACAACAGATAATAATGGCGGCTCAACAACAAATGGCAATGCAACAACAGCAACAGGGCATGATGAATGACGCAACATCTGGGAATTGATGGCTTTCCACGCAGTAAAGAAAATGATGAAATTATTTCTAAAAATTTTCAAA